GCAGACAACGGCTCAGATGGGTAAACATCGAGTAGAAAAAATATGGTTTAATTTTGAGGAGGTACAATGACCAAACAAGAACTTAAAGATTACCGCTACACCTGCAAGTGTATCAAGCAGCTTGAATCAGAGCTGAACGATGCGGCAGTAACCGACAGCACGCAAGGTTCGCAGAGCGAGTACCCCTATGTCAAACATAGCGTCACGATTTCCGGCGTTCCGGATAACGATACACACCTTGCCAAGAAAAGAAGACTGTCCGAACTTAAAGCACAAAAAGCAGAGGTGGAACGGTTTATTGATGACATCCCGGACGAGCAGACGAGAGATATGTTTAAGCTAAGGTACATCAAAGGGTATAAGTTATCGAAAACTGCCGTAGAAATCGGCGGTGATAATACACCGGACGGAGTAAGAATGAGAATAAATCGATATTTAGGTTAATGTTGTTCGTTTTGTTCGTTTTAAGGGTGTTATAATTTAAAATGACAAAATATAAATAAATTGTTAATCTATAACCGCTCCCTAACCGGAGCGGCTATTTTTTATACCAAATGAACGTAGGTGGTGATGTGGCTAATGAGAATAATTTAATCCCGTTTTCTGAACGAAGTGAGAGCGAAGTGAGAGAAATCAACTCAAAAGGCGGCAAGAAATCCGGAGAAATCCGCAGGAGAAAGGCGGCTATGAAGACCGCCATGAAACAGCTTCTTTCCTTACCAGTAAGCAATATTGAAACATGGAATAAGCTTTCTGAAATGGGTATCGAACCGGAGCAAATGGACAATCAGACTGCTTTGCTTGCGGCTGTTCTTGCAAAAGGAATCAAGACAGGGGATTTTAGGACTATGCAGGCTGTGGCCTCTCTCATCGGAGAAGATAACGAAGCAGAACGCTTAAAGCTCCAGAAAAAGCAGGTCACGCTCCAGGAGAAGAAACATGACGGAGCAGGTGGCGACGGTAAAATAACCGAGCTTATAGAGGGACTTAAAGATGATATACACGAATAAGCAACGCGAGCTCATGCGCAAATGGCAGCACGGGGAGCTTCGGCGAATAAACCTGCTCGAGGGTTCGGTATCAAGCGGAAAGACATGGATTTCACTTGTCTTGTGGGCGTTCTGGACTGCAACAATGCCGCAGGACAAGCTTTATCTGATGTGTGCTAAGTCCCTGACAACATTAAAGCGTAACTGCCTTATTCCACTTGAGGAACTTGTAGGTTCAAAGAATTTCACCTTCTCGGTTCCGGCGAAAGAAGGCTATTTGTTTGGAAGACACATACTGCTTGAGGGTGCAAACGACGCACGATCGGAAAGTAAAATCCGCGGTCTGTCATTGCAGGGCGCATATTGCGATGAGCTGACTCAGTTCCCGGAAGATTTCTTCGTAATGTTGCTGTCCAGACTTCGAGTACCTGCCGCAAAGCTTGTCGCGACTACTAACCCCGACAATCCTCACCACTGGCTGAAAGCAAATTATATTGACCGTGCGGATGAGCTTGATTTACTGGACGAAAAATTTCTCATAACCGATAACACTACGCTTGACCCCGATTATATCAGAAATGTTATGAAGGAATACACAGGCGTATTCTATGACCGCTTTATCCGCGGCGAATGGAAAGCAGCCGAAGGCGTTATTTACCGCAATTTTGCCGACAATTCCGAAAGGTTCATACTTGATGAGCCACCGTCGGATATCGTTTTCGGTACGATGGGTCTTGACTTCGGCGGAAACGGTTCTGCACACGCTGCCTGCCTTGTGGGAATTACACGCGGCTACCGAAATATCATAGTGCTGGATGAATATTATCGCAAGGAAGTTATAAGTCCGACAACGCTCGAAGACGATGTGTGCGGGTTTATTGCGAGATGCAAAGCTGAATGCAATACAGCCGATATTTTCTGCGACAGTGCTGAAACGACGCTCATAAGAGGTCTGAAAGTAGCGGTAGTGCAGAACAGAATCCCTGTCGAGGTCAGAAACGCGCGCAAAGGTGAGGTGCTTGACCGTATCCGTTTTTTCAGCAAGATGATGTCACAGGGACGGTTCTTTATTCTGCGGAGGTGTAAGCATACCATTGAAGCACTTTCCGAAGCCGTATGGGACAGCAGGTATAAGGAACACGATGTGCGCTTGGATGACGGAACTACCAATATAGATAGTCTTGACGCCCTGGAGTATTCCCTAGAGCCGTACATGAAGGAGATGATAGAAACTTGGACATTAACGAAATAGCGCACAAATTCGGCGTTTCCGTAAACGGGAGCGCCTATTATTCTGACTGTATTTCCGAGTGGCGGAACATTTACGAGGGCAACCCAAAATGGAAAACTGCCAAAAAAGGCGGACTGTTTAGCCGCGGCGACAGAGAGTTGCTTCGGTTAAATATGGCAAAGGTGCTGTGTGACAGTCTTTCCGCGCTGACCTTTTCGGAGCAGTGCGAAATAGTTCTTGATAACGAAGATTATCAGAAATATGTCGATAGTGCTTTGAACTCTAACGGCTTCTGGAAGCAACTGCCTGAGCTCTTGTGCCATGCTTACGCAATGGGCGGGTGCGTACTTAAATGTTATCTTGAAAACGGCAATCCGAAAATTGATTACATAATTGCCGACAGATTTATACCGACCATATATAACGGCAGAGGTATAAACGAAGGAATATTCATCAGTACGACCTCCAGTGAAAAAGATTTCTATCATCTACTGGAATATCACGGCAGCGCACGTTCTGATTTTAAACTGTTCAAAAGCTCTTGTGCCGATACTTTAGGCACAATGGTGGAGTTGTCCGCATTATATCCGGATTTATCCCCGACCGTGCATTACCTTGATAGCACGCCAATGTTTGCGTATTTCAGACCGTTTGTCAGCAATAACAAGGAGTACGATACACCTCTCGGTATGTCCGTATTTGCAAACGCTCTCGATACACTCATGTCGCTTGATACGATATTTGACAGCTTCCTGCGAGAGTTTGTTCTCGGAAAAAAGCGAATTATTGTGCCGTCAAGCTGTATCCGAACAATAGTAGACCCGCAGACGGGCGAGCAGCTTCGGTATTTCGATAGCGACGATGAGGCGTTTGTCGCTTTAAAGAATGAGGACGAAAAAGACGTAAAAATTACTGACAATACTGTCGAACTTCGGGTTGAGCAGCACGTCAGCGCAATTAACGCATACCTGAATATCTTGTGTATGCAGACAGGACTTTCGGCGGGAACATTCAGCTTTGATGTCCAGCAGGGCATGAAAACTGCAACAGAGATTATTTCTCAGGAAAGCAAGACAGCACGAACGGTAAAGAACAATAAAAATCTGCTTGCCGAAACAATCGAGGGAATTGTCAGAGCACTCATCATTTTAGGGCAGATGTCCGGAACGCTGACACCGGCAAGCTACTCCGTAACTGTCGGCTGGAATGACAACATCATCATAGACGATAACACTCTGATAGATAACAACATCAAGCTTGTTTCGGCGGGTCTTAAATCAAAAGTAAAAGCAATTATGGAAGTGCAGAAATGTGACGAGGAAACCGCAAAGCGTGAGCTTGAGCGCATAGCACGGGAAAGTCCGGTCGGGGGTGGTATGATGGATTTCTTCGGAGGTGATACGGGTGACGGCTCTTGAGGCCCTTAACCTTGCCTCACCTATTGCCGAGACATATATCAGCGTAGAGAGGCGTTTGCTTTTGTCTATAGCTCGTCAGCTCTCCCTTAACGATAATCACGAGATGAACGAGGTCAGCAAGTGGCAGATAAAGCAGCTTGCACAGCTCGGAATGCTCCGAAAGGACGCGGCAAAGATAATCGCCGACAGCACAAAGGACGTGCCCGATAATTTTGCAGATGTCGTCCGGCAGGCAATAACGTCCGCACTTGCAGAGGACGGTCTTACCGATATGTGGCAAAGCTCTCGCTTTGCCGAGAGTGCCAAAAACGCCGTAAAGCACTACCGCAATCAGGCAAAGGACGTCTATAATCAGGTCAATACCGTAATGAAGTATAAGGCAGAAAGCTCATTTGTGAATGCGGTAAATTCAGTTGCGGGCAAGTGGTCGACGGAAATGCGTAGAAAACAATCAGAAATAGCAGATAAGCAAAGTTTTATTGATATACTGGACAGTAATACTGCGTCGGTTGTAAGCGGCATAGAGTCTCGCACAAAAGCAGTACGCACAACCATACACGAAATGGCGGAGAAGGGCATACCCGCTTTTATTGACAGTGCAGGTCGTGAATGGAGTCCGGAGGCTTATATCAACATGGACATTCGTGCTACAGTCAAGAATACGGCGCTGGATACAACGTTTTCGGTTATGGACGATCTGGGGCAGGACGTATTTGAGGTGAGCTCCCACCCCGGAAGCCGTCCGAAGTGCAGACCGTGGCAGGGCAAGCTTATAAGTCGTTCAGGCAAAACAACCGAAATAACCGACCTGCGCGGTAAAAAGCATAAGGTCATACCGCTGTCAGAGACATCTTTCGGCGAGCCGGACGGACTTTTCGGTATAAACTGTGGGCATCGTCTTAAGGGTGTTTCTGACGGTCTTTTCCGCAAGTCCGATACCGCTTATAATGACGCAGAAGATAAGGAGCTTTATAACAAGGTATGCAAGCAGCGTGAGCTTGAGCGCCACGTGCGCAGAAGCAAGACCGAGGCGGATATGCTTGAAGCCGCAGGCGATATTGAGGGTGCAAAGGAAGTCCGACGGAAAATGTCACAGCAGAATAAGGTGCTCAAGGATTACTGCGAGGATAACGGATTGAAGTATCGGACGGACAGGGTTAGGACTTATGGAAGCGTGAAGCCCGCGCCAAAGCACATGAGCGCAGTCGGGAACACATGGACAGGCGCAGAGCCTACCGCGCATACAGCGGCAGAGCTTGCCAAACTGAACCGTTACGCCGCCGATAAGGGGGTAAAGCTGTACAACCGTAAGCCGTTCGACGGCGACGCGGAACTGCTGAAATTCCAGATAGATACTGTCGCAGACCTGCGGGAAGAATTCAACATCAAGGAGCCTTTGCAGCTTGGCTGGAAGCGCATGGACCCGGACGATTTCGGCGAAACATCTTCCAATCACCAACAGGTATGGATAAACGAACTGGCGCTCAGAAAAAGAGCCGTCACCGAAAAAAATCTCACCGCAGACAAGTATCTTGCAGCCGATACCGCCGAGGGCATAGCCGCTCATGAGATGGGACATGTTATTTCCGGCAAGATACGCAACGGCAAATCCGGTCTTGACATCTACAAAGAAACGGTGTATAATGTAAGTGGAAAAAGAATATCGGACAAAGAAGCGTTATCTCTTTTGATAGAAAATGTGTCTGAGTATTCTGCTGCGGTTACACCAAAAGCTAATGGTGTTAATGTCTGCAACGAAATCATTCCTGAAATACTGTCGGTCAATTACACGAAGCCAAACAAGTATTCAAAGGAGTTCGTCAGACTATTGAAGGAGGCGTGCGGATTATGACAAAGCTTGATTTTTTTTGGTCTGAAGACAAGAGATACTGGCATTACGATGACAACCTTAATGTCATTATTCACGATGACGCTCCGAAAGAGGTAAAGGAAAGCTACGAACGCTACCTCAAACAGGCAGAAGCCGCTCGCAAGCGCGGTACACTGTAATGTAATAAGCTAAGCGCCCTGCACCAAACAGGGTGCTTTTTCAATCAAATAACTAAGCGCTCTTCGGGGCGCTTTTTTCTATGCCTGAAAGGAGTTTGCGCAATGAGTTATATTGACCCTGAATACTACAACGCGGAGAAGCTTACAGAAGCCCAGAGAGCTGAGATCGGGGTACTGGCGCGATATGTTCAGGAACGCTGTCGAAAGCGTTCTTGCTGATATGGATGGCGATACAATTCTTGAAAAAATGGAAAAGGAAATCGCCGAAAAAGTCACGGCAAACTTACTTGAATATATCGAAAGCGATATTTCTATGCTTGTCGTTTCAATGATCGATGGCGCGGAATAGATCATGCGCTTTTTTGCCCGAAACACGCTCACGGCGATAAACTGTGCGTGGAATCAGCCGACAGGCTATAAACGGAGGTAACAACAATGGCAGACGAACAGAACACCAAGACCACACAAGAGCAAGGCGGCGCTCAGACCGCCGGAGGTGATCCGAACACCACATCTACGCCCAACAGCGTGCAGGCGAGTGTCCCTGCTGGGGCGGAAAAAACATTTACGCAAAATGAAGTCAATGACCTTATAAAGGCTCGCCTTGAACGCGAACGCAAGGGACAGCCTACAAAGGATGAGCTTGCGGCGTTCCGCGACTGGCAGAACTCCCAGAAAACCGCTGAGCAGAAAGCCGCGGACGACCTCAGAGCCGCACAGGACGCACAGTCTGCGGCGGAGCAGAAAGCCGCCGATTACGAGGCTATGTTTGCCGCGATGAAGGCAGGCGTTTCGCCCGAAGCTGCAGAGGACGTCGTCGCTCTGGCAAAGCTCAAGGTCAGCGACACAATGCCTTTATCAAAAGCTATTGATGAGGTGCTTAAGAAGTATCCGCAGTTTACGGTCGGCACAGCTCCGGCAGCGACAACCGGAACTCGTACCTACAACGGCGGAAATAACAACATTTCCGGGGTTGAGAAGAGATTTCTCGAGAAAAACCCCGGTATCAAGATTTAGGAGGAATAATTCATGGCACATGAACATCAGGAGCGCTATTCCGCTTTAGTCCTTGCGAAAATGCGTGCAGAAAACATATTGAAGGACGGAGTTGTATTCAACAATGACTATGAGGGTGACCCGGTATCCGGCGCTGTAAAAGTCCCCGTGCGTGATGACGAGGTGTCTGTCGGCGACTATAACCGCAGCTCGGGCGGCGAGCTTACCGAAAGCTCTACCGTCTACAGACCTATCCTTATCAATCGCGAGAAGTATGTAAACGAGCTTATCGACGGCTACGATGCGGCGGCTGTGCCCGATAACCTTGTAGCTGACAGGCTGGACAGCGCAGGCTATTCTATGGCACGAACGCTTGATAACGACGGCGCGTCCGCCCTCATATCACAGGGTACGCACGTTAATCTGTCGGCAATATCTGCAAGCACAGTATACAGTGACGTTGTGGAAATCAGAAAGCTGATGAGTAAAGCTAACGTACCTAACGACGGCAGACGCTATCTGCTTGTTACTCCCGATACATACGCAGAAATGCTTAAAAGCGAGCAGTTTGTAAAGGCGTCAGACCTCGGAGCAGAGCTTATCCAGACCGGCGCACTCGGCAGAATGGCAGGCTTCACGGTGTATGAATGGAACGACAGCACTGCAAATCTTGCTATGATAGCAGGACACCCCAGATATGCTACCCGCATAAACGCATGGAAGGTACCTATTGCAATAAACGACCTCAAGGACGGTAAGCATATCGGCGCATCTGCGGTGCAGGGACGATCCGTATATGCACATGAGGTGCTGCGCAAGAACGCTATATATGCTGTGTTCTCTGCCGGTTCGCTTGCACTTTCACAGGGAGCACTGGCTTCCGGCAAGTGCAAGATAACTGTCACGGAAACAGCAACAGGTTCTTTCGTTTACCGTATAAACCCTGCTGAACGTGCAAAACTCGGCGAGGACTTCACCGCAATTGCTACCGGCAACGCATTCGCGTCAAACAGCACGCAGATTGCCTGCACCGCTGGAGATGTTATTGAGATAATCGACCTTGACAGCAGCAAGCAGTGCGTAAAGGTCGGATATGTGACTGTAGCATGATGACGGAGTATTATAAAAACGACTGGAGCGGGGATTTTGTCGGCTCAGACAATGAGCTGACCGTCCTGCTTTCCCGGGCGGAAATTGTCGTAAATAACGCAGTCATGCTGTCCGGGATTACGGTATCGACTGTACCCGAAGCATTAAAAAAACCAATGTATTCGGCAGTGTGCGCACAGGCTGACTTTATTGCAGAAAACGGCGGCTTATCTGCACTGTCGGAAAACAGCTCCGGCGGTTCGGTGTCACTCGGAAAATACAGCTATTCCGGCGGCTGTACGGAGAGCGGAGGTTCGCTGTGCGGCTTATGCCCACAGGCGGTGGCTATACTTGAGAGCACTGGATTACTTAATAGGGGAGTTATTGCAATATGAAGCCTATCCCGAAGAGCCTGCTGATACATACGGCAGTATTGTATGAAGTCACAGAAAATTCGTGGCAGGAACAGCAGGAAAACAAAATCGCAAAGCTCTCACGGGTACGATTTGAGCCGTGCCTTAAAGCAGTAGTAACTAATGACAACCGCTCTGTCACTCTGTCGGCGGTGCTGTTTTATGATATAAGGAACAGCGCGCCATCGGTTGCGTTTGAGTGTGGTCAAATCGTTGAATTCGACAGTGAAAAGTACCGTATAGAAGCAATCGAAAAGCTGCACGACGGAAAACGTCTGCATCATCTGGAGATAGGATTATGTCGGTAAAGGTAAGCATAAATAAATCACAGGTTGCTATGAAAATACGCGACGCGGGTGAAAAAACAATCGGCATAGTCTCTCAGACCGTACTTGATGACTGCAACGAGTATGCGCCCGATGACCAAGACGGACTGGTCGACAGCTCTGCAATACACAGCGACTTGCTTAACGGCAAGCTTGTGTGGAAAACTCCGTTTGCCAGGTATTTATATCACGGCGTGCTGATGGTTGACGAAAAAACAGGCTCGGCATGGGCTCGTGAGGGTCAGACGAAAGTTAAGGCATCTCCCGAAGTTAAGCTGAAATTTGACAAGCTTAAGCACCCGAAAGCAGGTTCGCATTGGTGTGAACGTGCAAAGGCAGATCATGGCAAAGAGTGGAGAGAAATCTACGAAAAAGTATTAAGACAGGGGCTGAACAAATGACATCACAGGAAACAGCAGTTGAACAGTTTAAGTATTTTGCACAGAATGAAACGTCTGAAAAAATAACTTTCGGACTGTTGCCGGCTTCCGGTGGAATTGTGCTCCAGGTTATTACAGACGGTAGAGAGTTTACATCTCTTAGCCTGCAGAACAGGCGAGCAGTAATACTGCTTAACATATTGGCAAAATACAAAAGCCAGAGCACGGCATACAGCCAGTTGTGCAAAATAGCTAATTCCTGCGTGACAGCAAAGTTCAGTGCTCCTGTTGTCAATGCTGACGCACGAAGCGGACCTGCCTTTGTAGGCAAGGACGGTGATTACTGGATATATTCCATGACCGTCGATATAAGAATAGAAATTTAACACAGAAAGGAAACCATAAAAATGCCAGAACAGATTTTACCTAAAGTAGCCAAGACAGAGCTTAACAGCGAAATCAAGGCTGAAATCAATACCACCCCTACGGGTGAAACCGCGACATACGCAGATATGCGCAATGCGTTTAAGAACATCGGCATGGCAATAAACGAAAACGTGTATACAGCAACTTATCTTGCTGACGGCGGCTTCGGCAGCTCGACAGTGGTAGGTGCCGCGCCTGCGATAACCGTAACAGGCGACTTTATCAAGGGTGACCCTGTTTGCGAGTATCTTGACACAATCCAGTACGAAATCGGCTCAAAGCGCGTAACAGATATCAAGCTGACACGCAACGGCAAGGTAATCAGTTGCCCCGTAACTCTGACCGGTATTGCTATATCCGGCGGCGAGAGTACGGCACCGAACGCAGTGTCGGTAACCATTGCATTTAACGGCAAGCCGAAGGTGGCACAGGAAGCGGTTAGCTCGTAATTTAATCAATTGACTTTTTGTTTTGATTGTGATAATATATATTTATCAGCAATGCTGAAAAACAAAACGAAAGGTATTATAAAAATGAAAGCGAAAGTTACATTATCAGCTTTGCTTATATCAGCTGCAACTCTTTTAACGGGATGTGGTGGCAGTCAGACAGCCGATATAAGTAGCAGCGCTCAGCCTGAGAATAGTATATCTCAAGCTGTAACAAGTGGCGTATCATCAGAACCCGAAAAGTCAAGCGATGAAAATGCAAGCAACAGTTCCGAAGCAAGCTCGCCGTATGAAAAGTATCTTCTACAAATGGTTGATGCGGTTGGCGGTGTTGATTACAGCTTTTCTCAATCAGACGCATCTGGAGACATTACTATTAAGGTATCGCTTAATGAGTCATTCGACAGAGAAAACGGCGGCTCTTCAAAATACATGGAACTGAAGAAAAACGCCAGCAGTATACAAGCTTCATATAACACATTAGGATTTCAAAGTGTGTTATACATAACTTTTTCGTACAACAGCGAAAAATATTTGTTTACCGGTTATCCAAACTTTACTTTTGACGAAAAGTTTGAAAACTGTTAAACCCAAAAATTCTAAATCAGAGCATATCCGCAGATGGATATGCTCTGTTTTTATTGCAGAAAGGACAAAGATGATATGGCATATCAGGTAACACGGAGCAAACGAATAACCGAAACCCTCGAGCTGACTGATGAGAAAGGTAACGTAGTCGAGAGTATCAATGTAAACCTTGACGCAGATGCCGTCTGCACAGCTTTCCGAAAGAAACAGACGGAAGTAATTGATGCGGAAAGACGTCTTAAAGAAATAAGAAAAAACGGCGGTGAAACAGATCTTGAATGCGCTTATGAGGCATATGGTAACGCTGTAATCGCAATATTCGAGCTGATATTCGGCGAAGACGGAACAAAAAGACTGCTTGACTTTTTTGAGGACAATTACATTGAAATGGGCATTCAGGTAGTTCCTTTCATAAATGCCGTTATTGTTCCGAAAATCAATGAAACGCTCCGTAATCGCAAGGCTCAGATCAGAGCACTACACAAGTACCGCTAATGAGTACATATTCATTGTCACAGCCATGCCCCCGCAGTATAGAAGTCGGGGGCATTTGTTATACATTAAATTTGAGTTTTGACCGTGTTTTATCGGCATTTGAGATACTCAGCAAAAACGAGCTTGATGACATAGATTTGTTTGATATTATCTTTGATTGGCTTGTAGTAGCTCCGAAAGTAAGAAAGCTTGCGGCAAGAGCCGAAGTTGTCAAAGAGATTTTTGACAAGCTTATCAATTTTGATAAAAATACCTCTGACACGGAAGCAGAAACGATAAGCTTTGCGCAGGACGCGCCGTATATATACGCGGCGTTCAGACAAGCATACGGCATTGATTTGTTCAAGGAACAGGGGAAGCTGCAATGGTGGGAGTTTATGGCTCTGCTGTCGGCGATACCGTCGGATACACGGCTGTGCGATATTATCGATATCCGCACCCGCAAAATCCCTGCATATACCGGCAAAAACCAAGAGCAGATAGATAGTCTGCTAAAGCTAAAATCGAAGTTTGCAATTACAAAGCCCGTCAATGCTACACAGGCGCAGGACGGCTGGGAGAAATTATTTAAAATCTTAGAGCAAAAAGCGGAAGAGAGGTGATTGATATATGGCTGAAAGTGACGGAAGGGTCGAATATGAAGTCCGGGCGGATTTAAGTAAGATAGACAGCGATATGGACGCGGCCAACAAGCAGATAACCAAATCTGCCGAAAAGGTCGCAAAGCAGCAGGAACAAATCACCGAGAAGTCACAGCAGAATATTAAGAAAACCGTCGAAAAGGCTAACGACAGCCTGGAACAGGACAACGAAAAGACTCAGAAGAATATCGCTCAAACGGTTGAAAAACAGAGCGATAAAATCGTAAAAACCGAAGAGAAAAACAAAAAAGCAATCACCAAGACCGCCAAAACCGAGAGCGAAAAGGTTGTAAAAAACCATAAAAAGGCTACCGAAGAAGTCGTAAATCAGACAGAAAAGGCAGCCAAAGAAATTGAAGGAAAGACCACCGGACTTGGCAGTAAGATTACTGCAGGCTTATCAACCGCCGGTAAAGGTCTCGCCGCAGGAATCGGCGCAGGTCTTGCTGCAGCAGGCACGGTAGCTGTAGCGGCAACAGGAAAAGCTATATCCGCAGCAAACGATCTTGATAAAGCAAATAATCAGCTGACTGCATCGCTCGGGCTTACTGCAGAAGAAGCAGAAAAATACGGTGACATCATCAAGAAAGTTTACGGTGATAATTATGGCGAAAGCTTTGATGATATATCCAACACGCTCGCTCTCATCAAGCAGCAGATGAAAGACGTCACAGACGACGAGCTTCAAAAGGTTATTGAAAGCGCATATCTTTTATCGGATACATACGATATAGATGTTTCTGAGGGTATCCGTGGAGCAAATGCTCTAATGAAGCAGTTTGGCATTACAGCCGAGGAAGCGTATAATCTCCTTGCTCAGGGTGCAGAAAAGGGCTTAAATCAGAACGGTGACATAGCCGATCAGCTTGCCGAGTACAGCACTTACTATGCTGATATGGGCTTTACTGCCGAAGAAACCATGTCTATGATGGCGGAAGGTGCGAAAAACGGCGCATTTCAGATTGATTTCCTGAATGACGCCTTTAAGGAGTTTTCCATAAGAGCAAAGGACGGCAGTCAGACTACCGCTGACGGTATGGCTTTACTCGGTCTTGATGCAACAAAGCTCGGCGAAGAATTTGCCGCAGGAGGTGACCGTGCTTATCAGGCATTCAAGCTTGTCAATGAAAAGCTTGCCGAATGTAAAAGTGATGTAGATCGCAACGCCGCAGGTGTTGCTTTGTACGGAACAAAGTGGGAAGACCTCGGAGAAGATGCCATTCTCGCTATGGCACACATGGGGAACAGCATTGACAAAACCCGTGATAAGCTCGGTGAGATGGAATCAGTTAAGTACAACAGCTTATCCGATATGTGCAACGGACTTTCCCGTACAATTGAACTGCTTCTGATTCCGCTCGGCGAACAGATTATTCCCGTACTTAAGGATATTATTGAGCTTATCGAACCGATTATTTCGGAGCTTCTGCCACAGATAATTGAGCAGGTTAAGCCGATACTTGACAGCGTTTCCGAGCTTATTCCGCCGCTCATTGAGCTGATTACCGGAATACTGCCACAGTTTATGGAATTGCTTAAGCCCATTCTCGAAAGCGTTACACGCATTATTCAGAAGCTTGTTCCGACATTGATTAAGCTTTTTGATAAGCTGTTACCGCCGATAATCAAGATTGTAGACACCTTGCTTCCGCCGCTTATTGAAGTGATCGAAGCATTACTGCCGGTGCTTGACATTGTAATTGAACTGCTTACTCCGATTCTGAAGCTTGTGGCAGAGCTTGCTGAACCTCTCGGTGCTGTTATTTCTGCAGTCGGAAAGTTACTTTCAGCTGTTATCGGTCTTATTGACGGGGCGTTAACCCCAATTAAGCCAATTCTCGAAATTCTTTCTGATGTGCTTAGCGACAGACTGGGATCTGCGCTGAATGTAGTAGCAGACCTTATTTCCGCTGTTGCAAATGTGTTTGCCGGCGTTCTCAACTTTCTATCCGGCGATATTATGGGCGGCTTTGAATCTTTCGGAAACGGTCTTGTTAATCTGTTTGACGGTGTATTAAGCACAATTGATTCTATTTTCGGTACTAATCTCACAAATTGGTACAATGAAGTCAAGGAGGCTTGCCAAAAAATCGGTGAGGAAATGTATGCTGCAACGCATCAGGGAGAAATCAGAGCGAATGAGCTGAGTACGAAATATAACGATTTGCAAAGCAATATGAATTCATATATCGTTAAAGAACTGCGAAGCGGCAAATCAGCCGATGAGGCATTATCAAATGCCAAAAACAAATTCCTTGATACAGCGGAAAAGAAAGAATATTTCAATTCTCAGTTAAAGGATTATGTCAATGAGGATAAGGTTAAAGAGTGGTATAACAACGTCAGAAGTAATAACGGGCTTTATTCTCAGGGTTATTCAGAGGAGGAAGGTAATTCTTCTTATAGCCAAAACATTGCTGAAGAAGAGGAGCGTAAAGGAAAAGCAGCTTTAGGATATACCGGTGCAGGGACAAATTATTCATATAGCAGTGCGGGAAAAGCATCGTATAAAGCACCTACATATTCTTATACGCCATCAACCTACAGTGCTTCTGACTATGCCTATGTACCGAAAGAAAAAGAAGAAAAGAAAACATCAAGTTCGTCAAGCACAAAGAAAACAAGCTCATCGGCAGCGTCTTCAGCGAATAAATCCCAGACCATCAGCATTACATCATATATCCCGACGGTATGGGACGATGCTGATACAGCCAATCAGAAACTAGCCGCAGGCATAGGCGCAAGCCGCGTCGGTAACAGCAAATCGGGTAAGCTTATCAGCGGACTGTCTGCGGCCACAGCGGTATCATCCGGCAAAGCCGAAAAAGCGGACGCCACGCTTAATGATGTTGTCGCAGAAATCAAAAAGCTTAAGACCGCGCAAGAAAAGATGCAGTATACCCTTGATGTAACGCTCAAAACCAACGAATATACGTTGGCGAAAGCAACGGTTAAGGGTATTAAGGCAATCAAAAAACAGACAGGCAAATCGCCGATATAGGAGGTGTTTAATTGGTACTAAAAATCGGAAATACCGATGTCAGTAAGATAGTGACATCGTATAAGAAAAGTCAGACCTGCAGAGGTCAGAGCGTGCAATACAGCCTTGACGGCACAGCGCACGTCGACAGACTTGGCGACTACAAGACCACAATAAACATCAGCTTCGGCATTATGCCGGTCTCGGCATGGGCTGATATATGTGCCTTGCTTAAGTCCGTCAGCATAGCTGTTGATGCGGACGGTAAAAGCTACACGATGCACCTCAGCGGTGAAATCCCCGAAGCATATTGCTATAAAGACCCTATCAAGGGTGATTGTGTGTCTGAAATGGAGGTAAGCTTAGAAGAGATATGATAAGTGTATCATCAGCATATAAGGCCGCCTCAAACAGCACTGCGCGGCAGATAAACGCAAGAATCGTAATAGGCACTGTCGAATACGATAATGACGACATCATATCAATAGACATCTCCGGCGGCAGCGGTTCGGGCGGCATGAGCATTGGTGCTACTATCGCCACGCGAATGGTAACCGTCATTAAGTGTATTACGCCGTCCACGATGACAGGTTATCAGATTGATGTGTATGCAGAAATTAACGCATCCGGTTATCAACAGCTTGGCAGATATTATATTACAAACGTAACACGGGATAACGGCTACACTACTATTGAGGCGTATGATAAGATGTACTGGCTCGACAAGCCGTGTAATTTTAACGGTAGTAAAAGCGGCACAATCGCCGCTCTTACATGGCCGGCTACACATCAGCAGATAATAGATTACATTGCGGCAATGAGAGGGTTTACAGCTAATGTCACCTGCGCCGCCTTCGCACCTGTTCCGGGGCGTCCGATATACAACAGCGAGGCTACCAGCGCAGAGGGCAAATACTACACATACCGAGAGATTATCTCATTTATCGCCGCTTCAAACGGCTGTAATGCACAGTTTAACAACATCGGCAGTCTTGTGTTTACGCGTCCCGGTACTGCTGTCGAGACTATCACAGACACTGACTGCGAGAGCTGCAGCATAGACCCGTCTGATGACGGATTTACTGTAGTCGGTATCCGCATGGTGACTGGTGCCGGCATTGATTTTTACATTGATGCCGATGAGAGCGATTACGACGAGAACACAGCCGGGGTGCTGAGCTGTGATAATCCACTGGCAACTGTCGAGATAGCCGAGTACGTCTGGAGTAAGCTGGGCGGATTTAAGTATTACGCAGCACAGGTCACCCGCCGCGGCAGAGGCTGGCTGATGCCCGACGATGTCATTAACGTTAAATATGATAACGTGACATATCCCGCGCTTGTCGGGGAGATAAGCTACAGTATATCAGCTAACAGTGGATTTACGGAAAGTATCACATCGACTGCAGAGAGCGAGGCAGAAAGCAGTAACAGAGCGCTGGATAGTGCTCACTCTGCGGAAGCTGCTAAAAACATAACAAACAATGTAAATGTAGACAAAGCGATTATCCTCACCCAAGAGGACGCACAGACGCTTGTACACAATTATGTGCAGACGGGTTACATAGCGGGTCAGCAGATAGGTTACAACTCCGCACCCGATGATATTATAGTGCAGGGGTATGCAGTACAACACTATCAGACGGCTACAGCACGTTATCAATCCGTATCGCTTAATAACGTATTTTATGGTGCAAGCGGTGATTATAGTGACGGAGTGATACACGATACAGTCAACATCTGGGCATTTGTATCAGTAAGTACTCAAAATTATGGTTATCTTAGCATAGATAACGATGTGGGATGGGGCTATTATTCATCGTCAAGTGCTCTTGTGCTTAACGATTACCGCAGATTTGTCGGTCTTAATATGTACTGGACAAGTATAGAGCCGCCAAGCGATGGTTATCCATTTGGATATGCTTTAGTTAATTTACATGGCGTTTATAAAGACCAAGGCGGAGATATGAGCACACACGGCGGATATAACAACCTCCGTTTGCCGTTTGCCTCAGCCGCCGAATACAACGCCGCTGTCGGTCTTACCAACACTCCGCTTGAGCTGATAAAATTAGAGGACTATCCTTATGTAGTCCCCGAAAGCAAGCTTGTAATTGATAATACAGTATCTAAAGGTAGTACAAATCCTATCTCCAATGCCGCTGTGGCTAATGCGCTCGATAACAAGGCGGACGCAGAGCATACTCACAGCTACGACGATTTGAGCGGCAAACCCAAAATCAACGGTATTGATGTAATAGGTGACAGGTCGGCGGCAGACTTGGAGCTGGCGGATAGAGAGCATACTCACACAGCCGCCGATATAACAGATATGCCCGACTGGGCAAAAGCTGAAAGCAAGCCTGTGTATACAGCGGAAGAAGTCGGAGCGGCAGAGAAGAACCATACACATAATATGTCGGATATTACGGATATGCCAGAATGGACGAAAACCGAGAATAAGCCTGCGTATACGGCAAGCGAGGTCGGAGCGGCAACAGCGGCAGATATTACTGCGGCGGTGAACGCTGTCGAGATTGGCGGAAGAAATCTGCTGTATGACAGCACCGGAAATCTTAAAAAAGGCTGGAGCGGTAACACTATAATAACGGTTGATGGCGGAATATCAGGAAATAGCCTTGCAATATCCAGAACCGGCTATTCCGGCAATGCACGATATTTTGGCACGAGCAAAAGATGGTTTCTGACGGATTTCGAGGTTGGCACAAGCTACACGCTTTCGGCGTGGATAAAGGTCAGAAGCGATGTCGAGCTTGACGCAAGCGGCTATGTAATGGCAAGATTCCGTTCCGCTGATAATACGAAGCTGCATATTTTACCGCTTACCGTCAACAACAAAACCAAAAAGGACGAGTGGCTCTACTATAAAAAAACGTGGACGATAAATGACAGCGACATAGCGAAGCTCGAATGCGTGGCTCTTGCGCTTGATAAAAACGGCATGATTGAGGCTTGCAACATCAAGCTCGAAAAAGGCACTAAGGCTACGGACTGGTCGCCTGCGGCCGAAGAGGACACGGAGCGTATCGCAAGCCTTGAGGCAAGAGTTGCGGCGCTTGAGGCTATGGCAGTATCGGGAGGTGAGGTATAATGTTGGATTTTGGCAGATGGATAGTCGAGGTTGCTGTGAACGGCGTTAAGAGCGGTAGCTTTGACAGGGCTTGGGCGGCTATGCAGCTTGGCAATCATTACAGCCGTGACAGGATAACGGCGGAGGATATTGCGAGGTTTGATACAGCGATTGATGAGTATGAGGCAGAGATGAAGGCAGAGCAGGAAGCAATCAGTAATGAACTGATTGAAATAACAGATGCCGAATAGGCGGAAAGGACGAAAAAATGAGCAAGATACAGATAATTATTGACAGCATAGCAGGTGCTGTCGGAGCGGTTTTAGGCTTTATGTATGGAGAAGTTACGGGGCTGTTCTGGGCGCTGATAGCGTTTATGGCGACCGATTACATCACCGGCGTTGTCGTAGCGGCTATTAACAAACAGTTATCCAGCGAGGTGGGCTTCAGAGGGCTTGCCAAAAAGCTGATGATCCTTGTGTTTGTGTCGCTTGGACACATAGCGGATATGTATGTTTTAGGCGGTACGCCTGTGGCTATGTCAGCGGTTATGCTTTTTTACATAGCGAATGAAGGACTGTCGATTATCGAAAATGCGGGCAATCTCGGACTGCCCGTGCCGAAGAAGCTGAAAGATATAATGGTTCAGCTGAAGAAGGAAAGCGAGGAAGAATAATATGTTAAAAGTTAAGGGCATTGACATCAGCAGGGCACAGGAGCAGTTCGATTTTACGGCGGCTGTGTCGGCAGGCGTGAAGTTTGTAATTATCCGTGCCGGCATACGAACGGATGAGGACACTTACTTCAGACGCAATATCGAGCAGTGCAGAAAGCTCGGTATAGACTTCGGCTGTTACTGGTATGTTACGGCGACAGACACAGCGGAGCTTGACAGGCAGATAAATGCGTGTGTCAAGGCGATAGGCGATGAAAAGCCGTCATATCCCGTGTTCTGCGACATGGAGGAACAGCGTCAGATAGACAACCTCACAAGCAAGGAAAGAACCAATATGGCGCTTGAGTTCTGCGACAGGCTGAATAAGGCAGGGCTTCCGTCGGGGGTGTATGCAAATCCTGCGTGGCTTGAAAGCTACTATCAGAAGGAACGTATTGTTGGAAAGCGTGATATATGGCTTGCACACTGGACCGAAAGCCCAGACAAACCGAGCAGATATGACTACGGGCAGAAAATGTGGCAGTGGGGTATTGACAATATCGCAGGCAAGGACGTTGACGGGAATATTTGCTTTGTAAATTATCCTGCGATAACGGCTAAGTGGTACAGGGAAAACTGCGGTGATAAGCCCAAAAAGCCCGTGAATGTATTTGACAAGGGTGATAGCGTGAGGGTGAAGCGTGGTGCAAGGTTCACGAACGGGGTAGAGCCGTATTCTTATGTATATGATACAATCTATACCGTTCAGCAGGTGCCG